GTCCAGTTAGAGCCTGGGCCTGCGGGAAGACCAATGAAACAACCCGCGATGTAGTGCAAGCTGAGTTATTAGGTCCCCCAGACGACATCACACGGGCAGGTACGGGAACGGTCCCTCTGAACTGTATCGGCGACAGGACTCGCAAACCTCAGCTTCCTAATGCCCTGTCCAGCGTTCTTGTGAAACATATCCCAACCGGACAATGGTCTAGGTTAGGCTTCAAAGCCTATGAGATGGGTCATGAAAAGTTCATGGGTTACGGACAGGACGTTATTTGGTTGGATGAAGAACCTGATATGAAGATCTTCACCCAATGTATAACTCGAACTGCGGACTCGGGTGGTATGTTATATATGACATTCACCCCAGAGGCTGGGAAGACCGAGGTCGTTGTTATGTTCCTGGAAGCGCCGCAGCCAGGGATGATCTTGTTCCAGGCAGGATGGGATGATGCGCCGCACATCCGGGAAGACGTAAAAAAGCAGCTGCTCGCCGTCTACCCACCTTACGAACGCGACATGCGATCTAAAGGAATCCCCATATTCGGGTCTGGACTTGTATTCCCAGTTCATCTGCTTGATGAAATGACAGTAGATGCTTTTCCCTTGCCGGACCACTTTCCTAGAATACTCGGTCTGGACTTCGGATGGGATCACCCAACTGCTGCCATCTGGTGCGCTGTAGATCCAGAGAATGATAAAGTAATCCTTTATGATGAGTATGGTGATAGGCACTTAACACCGGAGTCACACACATTAGCAATCGAGAAACGCAGCCCTGGCATCCCTGTATCCTGGCCCAAGGATGGTTTGATTACCGAGAAAGGCTCGGGAGTTCAGGTAGCAGAACACTACCGAAAAGCTGGATTGAAAATGTTACCTTTCCACTTTACGAACTCTCCAACCCCGGATGTAATCAAGGGAACGGTTTCGGTGGAAGCGGGTATCTTAGAGATGTTCCAATTGATGGAACAAAAACGTTTAGTTATCTTCAACGGATGTACCCAGCTTCTGCGGCAAATCCGACAGTATCATCGTGAAGATGGTAAGCTTTATCAAAAGGATGATGATTACGTTCAGGCAGCTAGATATGCTATATGCGCCCGTAGATTCGCTATGGCACCAAGCCAACGAGTCCATTGGGGATCAACCCCGGATTACTCCCGAATCCTAAAGAGTATAGTCTAATTTGAACAAGCCTATAGATGATCGTGAACTGCTAGAAGTAGTATCACAACAATATAACGCAGCAGACTCGTTCATCAATGGTGGTGCGCTAGCGGCTCAGCGTTCGCAATCCATGAACTACTACATGGGCTTCGCACTAGGTAACGAGGTTCAAGGAAGAAGTCAGGTAATATCCCGAGATGTCTTCGAAACCATCGAATGGATTATGCCACAGTTGATGGAGACAATCGTCTCAGAGACGGCTGTAGAATTTGAACCAGAAGGTCCTGAAGATGTAGAGCAGACAGACCAGGCTACTGCTTGGGTACAGCATGTTCTGTTTCGGGAGAATGAAGGGTTCCTATTGATCCATGACTGGATCAAAGATTGCCTCTTAAACAAGAAATCATATATTAAATCTTACTGGGATGTAGAAGCTAAACCAGTATTAGAAACTTATACGGACATTGATGAAGAAGAGCTAGGGAGTCTAATCCTCCCTAACAACACTAAGATCATTGCACTTGTTAATAAAGGCAAGCAGGATTTCGGAGATGGTCGTGGTCCTATTCAAACGTTCGATGCCAAGCTATCCACTGTCGATCCCAAAGGGCATGTTTGTATCACGGTTCCTGCCCCAGAAGACATACTGGTTAGACGAGGGACGATTAGTTTAAAGACCACAGATTACGTGGCTGAGATATTTGAGGCTACTAAGTCGGAATTACTCTCAATGGGATTCGATCCCGAGATAGTAGAAAAAGTCCGATTTGGTCAGACTGAAGCAATCTGGCGGAATCAAGTCCGACGCTCACGAAATGCTATTGACGACACTGATCCTAGTAATGTCCGACAGACACCTCATACTAGTATGCAGACTGCCAGACTCGTTGAAACCTATATAACCATCGACCGAGATGGGGATGGTTATAACGAAATGTTGCAGGTGGTTCACGATGAATCAGGAACGGTCCTCTTATCGGTTAATGAAGTTGATGGTCATCCTTACAATGATATTGATGTTATTCGAATTCCACATAAACATCATGGCCTAAGTATCGGCGATATCATGGCTGATCTCCAAGAGATCAAATCGGTACTTACCAGGGGAATTCTCGACAACACGTACTTCAGCCTGAACGGCCGTTGGGCCGTCTTGGACGAACAGGTTAATCTTTCCGATTTGACCAACCCGATACCAGGCGGGATTGTACGCGAAAGGGTCTCCGGAGCGGTACGCCCTCTCGAAACGCCTAAGATGGATGCGAGTACGTTCTCCCTTATGGAGTACGTCGATCACGTCCGAGAGCGGAGAGCAGGTGTTAATGAAATACAACAAGGCGTCGATAAGACTGCTCTCGGTAGTAATGTAGCCGCCGGAGCACTTGACCGTGCAATGAAGGCTTCGCAAGCTAGAGTCCTCATGATGGCTCGGATGATTGCCGAAACCGGGTTAAAGCAACTGGTACTCCGTCTCTATGAGATAGGTAGAAAGAATCAGATTGAGCCTGTAAGTATACGACTTCGTGGTAAGTTTGTCAAGGTAAATCCTAGAGACTGGCGTGAACGATTTGATATGACTGTCCATGTAGGTGTAGGGAATACCTCACCACAAGAAAAACTTACTCAGTTGGGTATTGTACGAGATACGATGCAAATGGCTAATGCTTCTGGAGCACCTATTGTGGTCCCACAGAATGCCTATAACCTTGCTGTAGAGTTCGTAAAGGCTACAGGTAGACATGACTACGGAAGATTCTTTGTTGATCCTAGTGATCCTAATGCAGAGAAGCCTCAACCCGCAGGTCCTAGTATTGATCAACAAATTGATATGGAAAAGAACAGGATAGATGCTGGCAAACTGGAATTGGAGAATCGCAAATTTGATTGGCAAAAAGTGGTGGACGCAGCTGAAGTGGCATTGGAAGACCAGCAAAAACGAGCAGTCGGCCTTCAACCGGGGAATACCGGCGGGTGAACTCCCGACTGAACCAGCCTCAAGGTTAAGAGCCTATAGGGATTTTCTTGAGAATCCAGTATTCGAAGAAGCTGTTAGTAATTATAAAAATCAAATAGTATCGGCATGGTTGGCGACAAAACCTAATGATGTTTCAGAAAGAGAACTTCTTTGGTACTCTTACCAAAATCTTATGTCGGTAAAAGGTAATGTTCTTAGGTCATTCACCAAAGCTAGTAATGATTTACATATCGCGATCTCGCAGAACAAGGATACGAGGAATATATAATGCCAGTCTTAGGCGACAAGTTTAAACGACAGGATAGTAACTCACCTGCATGGCAGATCGCATCGCCGACCCTTAGTGATGGTGCCGATGATCCGAATGGTGTATGCAAGGCGTTCTATGTATCTGTTGCAGGTAACGTAATTATCCGAGATGCAGCAGGCAATGGTCCGTTCACTCTGGCTGTTGTAGCAGGAGCTGTTGTTCCAATTCAGGTCAGTCGATTCCAGTTGACAGGATCTACTGCCACTGTTTTTCAGATGTTCTAATATGGCTAATGTCCTTTTTGATACAGGACGGTTTGGATTCCTTACTGGCCTAATAGATTGGGATACGGATGTAATCAAAGCGGTCCTAGTTGACCATGCGGTCATCACACCTCTCCCAGGTACTCATGTATTCCTTAGTGATATCTCAACTGGTGTTGTAGCAACCAGTCCTGCGCTAACCAGCCCTACTGGCACAGCAGGTGTAGCAGATGCTGCTGATATCACTTTTACAGCTGTATCAGGAGCCAGTTGTGAATCTCTAGTTCTATATAAAGATACAGGGGTAGCGGCGACATCACGGCTAATAGCATTTATAGATACAGCTACTGGACTGCCAGTTACACCCAACGGATCTAATATAACAGTTCAGTGGGATAACGCCAGTAACCTAATCTTTAAGTTATAACTATTATGATTCTAGAGAGACTCAGATCAACCTGGCAACATATGGTTGTAGATAAATTAGAAAGTGAATTGTTGGCTTTGAGTAAAGAAAAAGAAACTCTGAAAGAAAAAGCCATATCTGTTCGTATTAAATACGAGAATGCTGTTAAGGCACTAAAGGATAAATAGTGTACAACTTTTATTTTCAGCATGATGATTTCGTTGTGCTGTCCATACCGCGCTGCGGGTCGGAGTCGCTTGCCGATGGGATGCACATTTACCCGCTCGCGGCCAAGGCGTTTGCGCGAGTTCTGGCGTTTGTCCGTGATCCGATAGAGCGCTGCATTTCCGGTTACCAGTTTTTTCAGCCGTTTCCGATAGATCCTCGGAGCGCGCCGACATGGGAGGCATGGGTAGATCGGATACTGGATGCTCCCGAAGGGCGAGACTACGCAGACCAGGCTAAGTCTGCTGGCCGCATAGTCGCCGAATCACACCACCTCCCGGTAGACCCTCACTGGAAACCGCAGGTGCAACTGATCGATTAGGCTCCGGTTGCGGTCAC